GTGAGTTTGGTTCAAGCCTTGCCTGAGGGCCCTCTGGGCATCGTGGGGGACATCCATGGCGAATACGAGGCCTTGCACGGTTTGCTGCGCCACCTCGGATCCAACCATGCGGGACAGCACTCCGAAGGCCGCCAGCTGGTGTTCGTTGGCGACTTCTTCGACCGGGGTCCTCATAGCCCGCGCGTGTTCGAGAAAGTGCGAACGCTGGTTGACAGTGGCCGGGCATTTGCTGTCCTGGGCAACCACGAGATCAACCTGCTGCGAAACGATCCAAAGGATGGCGCGGGGTGGTTCTTCGAATCCCGTACGCAGAAGGATCAGGAAAAGTACGCCCCCTTCGATGTGGCGTCGGCGGCTTCGCGCCGCGAAATCATGTGTTTTCTCACAACGCTTCCGCTCGCGCTGGAACGACCCGATCTTCGGGTTGTGCATGCGGCCTGGCTGGACACGTCAATCGACGCCATTCGGGGGCACACGACCGAGAGCCTCGGCAGCAAATTCGACCGCTGGCAGGCCGCAGCCGACCAACTGATCGAACACAACGCCAGTTGCGCAGACAGATGGGTGAAGAAGTGCTGGCCTGGGGGCATAGTCTGGAAAATCCGCAACATCAACCCTCTACCATGCCAGCCCACTCCGACGTTGATCGTTTTTCCCGAAATTCCTGGATACGACGCCAAGCCTTCCACGGTCGTCGCGGGAGGCCTTGTGGGAAAAGAATCTCGATACGCCGGCTACGCTGGCAGCTGCACCAGATGACCAGTTGCTGGCCGTCAAAGACGTGGGCGTCGCAAAATTGGCGTCATCCGTGCGGCGTGCTCTGCAGCCCAGACACCCGATAGCGACAGGGTGGACGCGGTCAAACGATAGACCCGGCCTTCTGGCGTGGGGCGGATGGTGGAATGGTCCTGCGGCGCAGCGAGGGTTTTCATGAAATGAGCTTGGTTGAGTCTGACCGAGGATGAATTGTATTTACAATTTTTCAGTTGATTTGTGATTTGACGTATATACAATATAGATGATGATCAAGTTGACAATTTCTGCTGCGGTCAGAACCAAGCTCAAGGACAAGCACCGTGTTCAAGAACTGGAGATCGAGGAATGCTTCCTTGAGGAGCATGGCGGCTATCTTATTGACAATAGAGAAGACCACACTACCGATCCGCAGACGCTTTGGTTTATAGGGAAAACCTATAGGGGCCGACTTTTGAAAATAGTATTTGCATCAAGTAACGGAAATATTTATATAAAGACAGCATACGAGCCTAATGTCGAAGAAATTCGTATGTATGAAAAATCCAGTAACAAATGAGGTAAGTTGACTATGGGTACAGCCAAAAAAATCCAGGGCTCTGAAGAGGCCTGGGATGATCGCACGCTCGGAGCAAGTGAAGAGCATGCCGAGCTGGCTCCAAAGGAACTACAACAACAAGTTGAAGAAGCCCTGGCTATGCAGATGATTTCGATTCGGCTGCCGAAGCAGGTTGTAACGCTGTTTAAGGCACTGGCCGAGATTCAAGGAGTCGGGTACCAACCAATGATGCGCGAAGCTCTAACGAGATTCGCAGAAGGAGAGGCGCGTCATTTAGTCATGGAGCTGGCAAGCAGAGAGCGGCAGCGAGCAGCAAAAAAGGAAGCCAAGGCGGCTGCGTAGAATACAAATCATAGATCATTTCATGAGGCCCGCTTCGGCGGGATTTTTGTTGTGCGTCCATGCGGGGCGCGCAACAAAAACCCCGCAGATCCTTAGCAATCATGCGGGGTTTCAGGCTATTTCTAGATCGATCATAGGGGACAATCTAGGATTATCCCGTGGTGCCCAGGAGAGGACTCTTACATCGCCTCTTCATGCGCATCATGGAATTTTATGGGGCATTTTATGGGGCATTGCGGCAGTTTTCCAGCCCGCCTCGAGCGGGCTTTTTACTTCCTACATGCCGCCTGGTGCTGGTTGCGCGACCTCAGCCGAGACGGGAAATAGCCATTCCGCACACGGCCTCGTAGCGCTCGTTGTGCCGTACAACCTGGCGCACGATGCCATCAGGCGTGGCATCGAGCTCATCGACAGACTGCCACCAGATCGGATTTGCCAGATCGCAATAGCTACCAGCGGGGATCGCCGCGCACCCAGCGATTAGCGCGGTCACGCACAGCATCATCGTCCAGCGAATCGAGCGTGCGATCCACAGCATCGGCTGATTTTCGAGCGGCATCATCGCGTCTCCTTTGGTCCAGTTCGGCCGCACGTCGGGCAGATCGGCCGCCCGCAGCATAGGCCCCGATGAGCACCAAGACGGCCGCTGCGAGCATGAGCAGCCCGCCCTTCACCCTGGCCCACATCACACCGTCCCGTCGCTATGTTTTTTTACTTGCGAGAGCGCGATGAATACGGCCAGGCCCACAAGCAAAACCCCCACCACAATGCGGCTGATCTGCCCGGACGTCAGACTGTCCTGAGCGTTTGTCATCGCATCCATCACAGCGGGTGCAGCCTCGGCCAGCTGGCTCACACCAACCCCGCCAGTAGCGGTCGCTCCGATAGTCTCTTTTGTGACCGGGATTTTGCCCACTGCGCGTGTTTTCGGCTCGACCCCGGCAAGCGCAAGGCCTTTGTCGATGGTTGCGTCGTCGTACCACGAGTTGATGGTCTTCAGCGGCCCTTTGCCGTTCTCATGCCGAATGATGGCTTCGGTAAGCATGCGCAGATCCGCGTAATGCTGCATGTCCAGCAGATCGTGCGCACCGAACCCCGTCAACGCGCAGACGTGGCTCACGTAGGCGTCTGTGTCATTTTCCGACGGCGGCGCCCAGCGCTCGATGATCTGGGCAACCGTATTCAGGTTGTGCTTGTCCTGGTACGTGATGAGCGTACGGGCCAGTGCCCGGATGCCGTATGCGGCGGACTTGAAAACGAAAAACTCCGCGTCAGTCTGCGCCGCCAGGCCCTGCCACGGATCGCTGTTCTTGCGGAGATTTCCCGGATTTTGATTCCTGATTCCTCGAGGTTGGGCCATTACGCGCCTCCTTTGAATTTAGACCACGCAACAGCGACCGCTGAAAGCGCCGCTGCGATGTAGCCAAACGGCTTGGCCAGCCGGCCGATGAACTGCAGTACCCTGAAGCCTCCCTGCAGGGCTTGGAACATTTCGCGCAGATCCTTGGTGCCCGTCTCGATGCCATCGAGCCTGGCCTCGATGCGATCCAGCCTGGCGTTCATTTCATCGAGCTCGTCACGAGTGACTTCACACATGGATGTTTCCTTTGGGCATTAAAAACCGCCCGAAGGCGGTTGGTGGATCGACACTCGCGGTAATTGTGGCGTCGCTTCCGTTCGGCTCGATGTCTCAAGGCTGAAGCTCAATCCGGCCCGCGCTATGATTACCGAAGAGAGGGGATCATGAGAGACAAAAACATCGATTCAGTCAAAGGCGTTTTGATCACCCTTGTGGTTCTGGGGCACGTAATCGAGCCGTACATCTCCAACCCAGTTGCCAGATGGGTCTACGTGTTCATCTATTCGTTTCACATGCCTGCGTTTATCTTTCTCGCGGGCATGTTCTCAGGCCATGGTTGGGGCAAATGCAACGCATCAGCACTTAAATTCATCGGCCTGCTGCTCGTTTTTTCCGTGATCTACGAAGGCATTGTCGTGATATCCAACGGTCGGGTTTCCGACTACGCGCGCAACCTCGCGCCATATTGGATCCTCTGGTTTCTGCTTAGCCTTGCGTTCTGGCGCTGGATGACGCCTCTTTTACTGCGGTTGCGATGGCCTGTGACATCAAGCCTTGCAATATCAATTTGCGCGCTTGGCCTCTTCGATATCGGTCTGCCCTTGAGCTTGGCCAGAACCTTTTCCTTTCTTCCATTCTATGTGCTCGGTCTCGTTTATGGTCGCCCGATCATTCACTTCATTCGGGCGAACAACAGGGCGCTGGCACTGGGTTTCGTTGGGCTTGTGGTGGCCTTCATGCTGAGCCAGACAATCAGCCTACCAATACTGTATGGCAGCTATTCATTTGAGCGCATGGGGCTGAATCTTGCCATTGGCACAGGCTACAGGATGTATGCATATGTTGTGTGCACAATCGCCATGTTGTCAGCAATCGCCGTGAGCCTGCAAACCGACCGGCTGTCTGGGATTGGAATTCGATCTCTGCAGATCTACCTTTTCCATGGCTTGGTTGTCGGAATACTTTGATCAGGCAAACACCAGCCCAATGCCGTACGCGCCAGCGCCTGACGAACTCGACTGAGAAACACTGGTTGCATACGGGTCGTTATTTACATACCAACGACGCGTAATTCCCGCCGTCAAATATGAGTCAAATGACAGCATACTGTCTGAATAAGATTGCGCACCAGTCGTGATCGCGGCCGCTCGACAGCCAGAGCTGCCCGTCCCGTCCGTTCGCACGAGCGCCATTATGTAGTCCGTGTTTGCGTCAAGTTTGACTGCTGGGGAAACTGGGAACAGGTGTTCCTGCAGCCCCGTGCTTGCGGCCTCGAACTCAGCGCTGGCTGCCACGGCCGCGATTATCTTTCCAGATCCGTCGACCTCGAACACGCAGCCCCTGTATTTTGCTCCCACGGACTGTGGGTTGAATGCCGCAAAAACCCCGCTCAAATCCTTGTCTTTCGCAAGCGTGAACTGGTTTGCCAGTGTGGCGTAATTTCCTGTGTCATTGCTCGAAAAGGACGCCATCACGCGCAGGAAATTACTTCCTGCTCCCCCAGCCGGCTCCACCCACTCCGCGCCGTCCTCGTCATCATTGACTGCCAGCACCTTGCCCTTGTTGCCGGTCATGCCAGGCAGTGATGCGCCTCCGGATGGCGGCTCACGCCATTCGATACCGTCCTCGTTTTCGTTGACCGCAAGGAACTTCCCCGCGTTCTCATCCAGGCTCGGCAAAGAATCACCACCCCCGGCCGGTGGATCGACCCATTCGGCGCCGTCTTCTTCATCATTGACCGACAGGATCTTGCCTGCGTTGTTCTCCATGTCGGGCAGCGTCTCACCAGAGACTCGCAATTCGCCCGGGGTTGAATCATCGAAGCTGATACCATCGCCTTCGATGAGCTTGAGCCACGCGTCGCTCACGCGCACCGATGGGTCGGCGCTGTCCACATCATTGATTCCCGCAGGCGCAGATGGCCCGCTGGACGCTTGCCACAGATTGTCGCCATCGGTGTGCAGCACTGCGGCATTTCCGGCTGGCACCAGCACGCTGCCAGAGCCTGTCAGTACCGTGAGATCATCTGACCCGCTGTTGATCACCGTGAACTGACGTTTCACCCCGGGGTACGCCGTAAGCGTTCGAGCCACGGCATTGCCCTGCACGATGAAACATACGTTGCGCGTGAACTCGACCAGGGTGAGCGCGTGGCTGGCGGCAGATAGATCTACCACCAGCACATTCGAGAAGGCCGCATCCAACGCAAACGCCTGATCATTGATCGTGACTTCTTTCTGGTTCTGGTTTGGCGCGACTTCGGGCAAATTCAAATTATTCACGATGCCGTTACCTCGTAGCCAAACTCAAGATCGGCAATCGACTCCTTATCGAGCGTGCCGCCGCCAGGAACCTGGGTGATGAGATGGGCGAAGCCAGGCCCAGCAAAATTGATTACATTCTGTGGCAGCGTTCGCGCATCCACATTGATGCCGCCCGCATCGGTGATGATGGATTTCAGGCCCCGATCACCGATATCCGTCTTGCGGTAGTAAATCAATTGCTGCACAGCAAAGATGTCTTTGTCATCCGGGAGTTCCGACACATCCACCGTGAACCTGTCCTGTTTACCGTTTTCGCCCGGGCTGCGATTGAATGTTGATCCAGACCGGTCCGTCTTGTTCACCGCTGCGATGTTCGAGCCCACGTTCTCTGGCGAAAACTCGGTGGACTTTTCCGCATCCAGCGCCAGACGCCGCACGCGCACGGGCCCGAGCCGATCAGCGTACGAGCCGTCGGTACCGCCCAGCACATAGATGTCGTCGATCACGATGGCGTACTGGGTGCGCGTCGATATGAACCACGGGGCATTCCACAGCTTGGTGATCGCGTGCGTGCCGTCAAAGAGGAAATTATTGTTCAGGTAAACCCCGAATGTTCCCATGTCAAGGTCAATGATGAGCTCAACAGCCGCGAACGTGCCCTGCACCCATTCTGAGGCGTCTGCATACTCTCCAAGAAGCGACATGGCCTTGGTGTCGCGGTTCATCATCAGCTCCACGTAGTCGTCCTCATTGGTCGCCCCCGTGGCCAGACGAAAAAGTGTGTTGCTCGTCGTGGTGTCCGCATCGTCCAGCATGAAGGAAGCATGAAACACCGCCTTGCCGCTCGTCTGGTAAAGCGTTTCGTCGCCAACAGTGAAGCTCGCGAACAGGTTATAACTACTCCCCCTCGAGGATAATCGCACGGCGCGGTCAGACACATCTCCTGCGACGACGCTGATGGTCGGCAATTGGCCAGCAGTCCCATCTCTCACGGTGCGAGAGTTGAGAAACCGACTTAGTGCCGTGCCTTGATCCCAGTTTGAGCCGGAGCTGACGGCCTCGAACGTGTCCAGGTACAGAAGTTTCATGGTTGCGCCTCGTGTGCGATGATTACAGACAGTTGGGCCACGTCCATCTCGGACGGGCCAACCATTGAATGGGCGGACGTGACAGACAGTTGCGCCACAGCCAGAGCTACTTGGGGCAATTCGGTGGCTGCGACAACGGACAGCTGGGCCACTTCCATGTCGGCCACGTCTCCAGATGGCCACGCAGCAATGACAGACAGTTGCGCCACGTCGACCTTGGGTTGCGTGCCCGTTGTCACCAGCACGGACAGTTGTGCCACGTCGACCTGAGCGCTTGGCGTCTCCATGGCCGCAATGACCGATAGCTGCGCGACCTCAAAGCCCGGATCAAGCCAGATCGGCTGAGATGGAAAGCCCCTGCCCACCTGGGCCGACATCTGATACACGATGATCATGATGTCGGCAGTCTCGGCGCCATCCTCTTGCTGTTGCGTGAGCGTGTAGGTGCTCTGTGTGTCGTCATCGATCTCAAGCGTTCTGACGAGTTCACCGTCGGCATAGAGCTCGACCTGGTAGCGCTCGTAGTCCTCCTCGAGCGGAACCTCTCCGACCAGGTTGCGAAGCTCGCCGCGCAGTCTCGTTCTGCGCTCCCATGCGATGAAGATGTCACCAGAGAACTCGCTTCGCACTGCCGAAACGTGGACCGGGGCATATGGCTTGAGATCCTGCCCCTGCAGCTGCACGACGCGCACATCGCCCTGGATGGGAGGTTGATTCAGGCCCGAGCCACGATACGATAGCCGGTTGCCAAGAAAGGCCAGGGCTTGCGGGTTGTAGCGCGTGGTAGTTGAGCTCAGCCGCACAAACGGCGCCCCGGCCGGGCATCGCTTTCCTGACAGGTAATCAGTACCGCGCCTGCCGCGCAAGAGGCCACGCAGCGTCCACATGCCGCTGATCGCCTCATTCTCATCTGGCGTAGCCTCGAGAAACTGGACAATCTCGATGTCGTCATCGGAATGATACAGGGCAATGGCATTTGCCCCGCCCAGCAGTTCTGCGTACGTCGCGGAATTGAGCACCCCGTGCGTGACCCGCACGCGCATGGTTGCATCGTGGTGCGTCACGTACTTATGCTTTACGCCCTCGAGCGCCGTCTCGAGCACGCCGTGCGTGGATGCCCGCTCCAGCGCGCCGATCCACTTGTAAGTGTTGTCCTCTTGCTTCAGCTCGATATTGCCGTTACGCCAGCCGTCACGATATGCGCCCATCGCGTAATACACCAGCAGCCGCCCCCTGGCCTGGTCCTGGTCATCGTCCAGATAGGGCGTGGGCAACATATAGAGCCGGGTCTTCATCGGCAGCTGAATCGCCGGCATTTCAAAGCCCAGGCCCGGATCTGCCGTAACCGTCGAGACGTATTGCGATGAATCCTCGCTTTGCGTGGACATCTCCACTATGCCGTCGGCGCCGATCGACTGCTTGAGCGTGATGACGTTGCGCGGATATTCGCCCGGGATTTCGATCGCAATCGAATCGCCAGGATCCAGCAAGACGCCCCACGGTGGCAGCGCGAACTTCTGGGACGTGCGCCCGTTCCAGGCGCTCATCAGGATGATGTCGGCTGCCTGCTTGGCCACGTCGGGCTCGATGGCTGCTGGGATCTCCAGCTGCACCTGATTGCGAGATCGCGTGGTGTCATAGCCCTCGTTGCCTGCGTAGCGCTGCCTGTAGACGGTCTCAGCCTCGTAGAGTCGGTCACGATTGGAGTAGGACACCGCAATCGACTGTGGTAGTTCCGGGTCCTGCTGGCGCGTCTCATCAAATGTAGCGGCATCATCGGATGCGTCGGTCACGATGAAATCATCTGCGCTCACTGTCATGACTGGGAGCTTGCCCCTGCGCACCCATCGCAGGTCCGTTCCGGTCTCGACCGCATCGAAATTGTAGGCACCGGCCAGCGGCTGAATCACGGACTTGGCTTCAGCGGGCCCTGGCTGCATGAATCCGTAGACGGTGATGCCGTTCAGGTCGGAGAAGTCATTCTGGGTCTGGCCAACCTCTTCGCTCAGCTGCGCGATGATGTCCTGCACCTCGATATCGGTGCGAGCCGTCATGTCCAGATGAACGATGGTGTTGCCCTTGATGGCGATCCGATTCGTGGACCAGTATGGGTTGCTGATATCCAGACCACCGTACGGGACGAACTTGATCAGCTCGCCGTTTCGCGTATCCAGCAGATCGACACCGTTTCGGCCGTCTTGCGCCGACGGGATCATGATGTTGCCGCCGTGGATGACTGTATACGGGCTCATGAAGTGCCCGAACATGAGCCCGGCCTCGCCGCGCGGATTGTTATACAACCATTTGATTTTCCCGTCTCGCCCAATCGACGCGACGCCTGCGCAGTTGTATACCGACACGATCACACTGTCGCTGCTGAGATCGTACGTGATTCCATCCACGTTGCCGTTGGTCGGACCAAGCTCGGACAGGTAGCCAGAGCTTCCTGCGGTTGGCGCCATCAAACCACCCTGAAATGGGGCGCCTGATCCTTCGACTTGAAAATCCTCTTTGGTGAACTCTCCAACGTCCTCGACATCATACGTCGGAGTAATGGTGACACTGCCGGTGAGGGGGTTGACTGTTGTTTTGTCGTAAATGGTGATCAGCGAGAGCACTGCCGTCTCATCATCACCGCCGTCGGGTGAATGGTGCAGCCACCAGATCTCCGCCTTGCTTGGATGAAGCTTGCCACGAGCGACATAATTGATCAGCATCTCGTTCGGAATATAGTGCGATTCCGACTGCGTCTCTACCTGTATGAGCCACGTGTCGGTGGAGAACTCGTACACCAGCAGCGGCCCCCGCGGGCGCATGGGCATGGCGTTCCATATCTTGCTGCTTGTCACGAGGATCGTGCGCAAATCGCCATCTAGCCCCAGGTACCAGGCCGTGGCCGTGAGCTCCGTATCTCCAGTGCCCGATGTGAGCCCCGATATCCGCTCGACGGCCAGGCTGCCGCCGTCGAGCACGGCGTATTTGACCCCGGCGCCCACGTAGCCATACGCCAGCTTCACATGTGCGGTGGTGAGCGCGAACTCCGCAACGATCCGGCCATCTTCAGATGTCCCGACCAGGCGGCTCAGGGCATATTCGTCGCTGTCTATGATCGGCTTGCCAACACGCACCACCTGCTTGGTGGATATGTCCACCGTCTCGATTTGCCCGTCGGGCAGGATTGAGTAAGAGTAGCCGTAGTTGAAGTCGACGATCTGGCTCGATATCGACGTGTGGCCCAATGGCTCCGTGAAGACGACATCAGGGCCTTCGCCCTGCACGACGAACTTCATCTGCGGCACGCGATTGCCAAATGGCGTGATGGGCAGCTCATCGAACACGATGTAGCATAACCCCCGGAAGGCGGGCACATCCTCGCCCTCTTCGGCCTCGATGATCGAATCGGGCAGCTGATCCTCATCGCCCGGGTAGAACCGCCAATACAGCCCATCTATCTGCTTTTGCACCGAGGCTCCGGTGGCGTCATACACGATCTCGTTGTCCATCAGGATCTGCACGACGCGGCTCATCGGCCCCTTGCACAGCCCAACAGCGATGGACGCGGTGTAGGTGTAATTTGTGTATGCGTAGCCACCGCCTCCGCCTTTTTTCAGGCCGCCCTTGCCGCCGCCACCATCTTCGGACACCGTCTCGACGTGCTCATGGAAGTCGCTCATCCATATGATGTTGCCCTTTACCAGGTACTCGCCCCAGACCCTGGGGATGCCGATGCCGTATTGCGAGCTCGTGACAGTCGGATCGCGCAGGCGCGGGCCTTCCTGATGAACCGTTGGCAGCTTGGGCGCAAAGAGCATGCTGCCGACGGCCGATATTCCCAGGCCGACCATGCCGGCGACAAACGTCGAAGCGCCCAGCGCCGTGGCCGCGGTCGATCCTGCGAGGGCAGCTGCCGCAATTGCAAGTCCAGCCATGATCTGTCACCTGCCCACGATGCGAAACACCGTGTTTTCGCCCGGCACAAACGGCTCGCCACGGAAATTGATGATGTTTCCGTATGCTGCGCACGTCGAGTACCGCTGATCGCAGCCTGAGATCATCTCCAGCTCATCGCCTGGCTCGATGATATTTGCGGCAGCGAATTTCAGCCGCACCATATCGCCATCGACCTCCTTGATTTCCAACGCGCGCCCAATGTTTGCGCCTGTGATAAAGCGCACCACACCGAAATTCAGCATGCCTTCGGGAGCATCGATCATCGACGTGGGGTTGCCTTCGGCCACCGTGAATTGCGCGCGGCTGCTCGCCTGCAGCACCGTCATCGTGGCCATGTGCTGGGTGATGTCGATGCCGCAGCGCGCATCGCCAAAGTTCGCCCGACAGTCCGGGCTGTAGACCTCGCCCACGATCTGCTTGTACGCCTGTTGCAGGCCGCGCACCTCGACGCGAAACAAATCGCCATCGGCAAGCGACACCTCGCCCAGCGTTCCGTAGCGCACGACGATGGCGCCCATGCCGGGGTCGGCCCAGTTGACCAGCATCATGCGGATTGTTGCGCCGTCAAACAGCCCTGCTCGCAACTCATCGGCATCGAGCCCATCGCCGATGAACCCCAGGAGCTCGGAGTTCGTCACATCGAGCGAAAGCGTTGCCTCTACCGCCGACCGATCGAATCCGCCGTCAGCCGCAGACCTGTACACATCGCCGCCCAGCAGCACGTCCGTGTCGTGATCCGTCCAGGTAAAGCGCTGGCCATCGGTACGCACCAGCTCCCAGCAGGTACAAAGCGTGGTGACCTGGCTGCGCACATGGGCAGAGATTCGCGCATCGACCGTCTTCACTGGACCCCCTTCAGGCGCCATGCGCTCATGATCAGGCCCGGCCATTCGTGCGCAAAGGGCTCCTCGACAACCTTGCGCCTGCGGGCATGCGCGTGGATGATGTGTTTCACCCCGTGCTTTTCAGACACAAACGCGACGTGAAACGGGTAGCCCTGATCCCGGATCAAGAAGAAGTCGCCCGGCATGGCTGAATCGATCGGAATCTCATCGGCCACCAGGCGAATGTGATCAACCAGGCCTGGCACGGGTTTTCTGCCGTAGTCCAGACTGTCGTAGTCGGTGATCCCGAGGCGGCTGGCCACGACGACTCCCAGGCCGACACAATCGATTCCAGCGCGGTTGCGACCATGGTGCCTCCATGGCGTACCGATCCACGTGCGCGCCTCAGCCACTATTTCATCGCGGATCATTCGCGGATCTCCACGATCGGTACGGACTCAAGGCGAGAAATGTCTTGCGTAACCATCTCGATGGGCAGCTCGTCGATGTCAAACCGCGCCGGAATGTCGAATTGCGCCTTTACGGCCACGGTTGCGCCATAGGGCAAGGCCTGCGTAAAGGCGATGATGCCGGTATCCAGATTCACCGACCACGCGGGAATCGGATAGGGCGGATCATCTCCTTCTGGCGGCGGCATGACCACTGTCACATCCACAGGCGCCACCAGTCGAGTGAGCGCGCGCGGATACTGGTACTCGCCGAACTGATAGATCTTCGTAGCCTGAAACTGGCTCGTAAAACCATCCGCGACAGCAAATGCGTTGTCGACCTCGTAATCTGACCAATCCTTGAAGCGAAACCCATACGCCCTGCCCTGCATGATGTGGAAAAACGAGACGATCTCCTTGATCTTCTCGTGATCGTCCGTGTAGCCGATTTCCCACTTGCCGCGCTGGCGGCGCCATACGATGTTGCGGTACTCGGTGCCCGAGGCGGTCTCACGAACCAGCGTCTTGAACCCGGGCCCGCCAATGGCCCCGACAAGCACACGATCAGACAGCCGAACGTTCTTGAAGTCCATCGCCTCAGCTCACGATCACCCACACAATGGATGCGACAGCTGCGCCCAGGGCAAACCAGCCAATCGGCGCAAAACGTTCGGTAATTTCTTCCAGTCGATCAAAGTCCATTTTCAAGCCCTCGCTATGGCACGGTTGGCGGCCAGACCAAGCTCACGGCTGATCTGGCCTTGGGATTTGCGGAAACTATTGGCATCCGGGGCGTTGATCGTGATGTTTTGATTGAGCACGGTCTGCCTGCCAAAGCCACCCGGCGCAGGCTTCGGATTTGCGGCCATGCCGCCCATGGCATGACCCGGCCCGCGGATGGCGCGGCGCAACGCCTCAAACCCTGCAGGCCCGCCAATGGCCCTGATCTCCGGCTGGCTCAAGACGCCTTCGCCACGGTGGACAATGCCCGCTGGCTGGTAACGCGGCCCGTCACCCGTGTAGCCGCCTTCGGCGAGAAACGGCAGCATGGCGCCAATCGCATCGCCGCCAAATGCGCTCGCGAAATTGCCCGCGAATGTCGCCATTCCGGTCCCGCCTCCGCCCATGCCAATCGCTTCCATGAGCGGCTTCATGATCATGGCGCGGATCATGATGCGCATCATGTCCGAGAGGATCGAGTTGGCCAGATCCGTGAAATTCAGCTTGCCGGTCATCGCGAACTGCACGAGAGCATCTTCCATGCCGTGGAAGGCGTTCGTCATCGCGTCTTCGGTCATGCCTGCGACGTTCGAAACTTCGTCGTAGTAGTTTCTGATCGCCTCGGATGCGCCCTTTGTCCAATCGGCCTCTGCGGCTCGTTTGTCTTCGGATGCGGATCGCATGATGGCGACCTGCTCATCTTCATACTTCTGCAGCAGGCGCAGGCGCTCCTTGTACTGATCTTCGTCGATACGGGTCGATGCGGCCGCCTGTGCCTCTTCGAGCTGCCTGCGCTGCTGTGCGAAGCCCTGCCGGATCTGCAGTTCCTCCTGCATCAGTTCGCGCGCGCGTTTGCCCATGCCGGCGCCGATGACCGGCGCATATTGCTGTTGAGCGAAAATATCGGTTTCCGCGCGCATGGCAGCATCCATGCGTGAGGTTTCCTGCGCCTGCTTGATTGCGCGATCTGCCTCCTTCCATGCCTGGATCTGATCGTAGATGGCAAGCGCGCGCGCACGGTCGGCCTCGGTGCCCTTCATCTGCGCGATGCGATATCGCTCGATCGCTGCCTCGCTCATGCCAAGCGTGGCCTGCTCTTCGTTCAGACGGGCAATGAGGCCCTGCAGCTCGTTTGTCCTGGTTGCCGTGGCGCTGCCGCCTGCGGCGGGCTTGCCGAAGATGCTCTCCCGAAGCCGCTTGTCCACGCTTTCGGAAAAGTATGGCCCCAGGGATTCCTGCAGGCTTTTGCGCTCCTTCCTGTACTTCTCTTCGCGCGTGGCATGGTCGTCCATGAACTTCTGATAGGCCGCCATTTGCCCCATGAGCGGATCGAACGGGGATGCTTCTGGCGCCTTGAAATTCACAATGGCTTCGAGCGCGGCGCGAAGCTCATGCAGCTGATCGGTAACGTCTGCTGCCTGACCCTTCCATTCGATTGCCTTGCGCGTCCAGTATTCCTGCGCCGACGCGTTCGAGAAGATGGACTTCTTGTTGTTCTCGTAGGACTGCGTGGCGATGTTGATTTTGCCGTTCAGGGACTCCAGCTGGCTTTCGGCGGCGGCGATCTGATCACGCAGCTCCAATGCGCGAGCGTCCCTCTGCGCCTGGCTCATGCGATTCAGCGCCTGCGTGGACTCGTCGGTGGCTGCGGCCAGATCGCGCACGTTCAGCGACGCATCCCGCGCGCTTGCCGAGTACGTCATCATGGCTTCGGCAGCAAACCCGACGGCAACGAGCACGGCGCCGATGGGGCCGGTCAGAAGCGCGAATGCGCGCCCTGCGGTGGTGGCTGCGGCGATGGATGCGGCGGCCGTGCGTGCGGCAGCGGAAAGCCCAGTCAGGGACGCGGCCTGGCGGATTGCCGCTGCATTGGCCGCCACCATGGATATCGTGGTTGCGCCAATTGCACCCACCAGGCGCCCAACCAGAACGGCAGAAAGCGCCTCCACGCCCACCACGATGCCATGCAGCGCAGCCTCGGCCTGACGAGATGACAGCGCATCGTTGATGCTGTTGATCGTATCGACGAGCGGGCGCAGGGACTCTTCAGATCCCGTGAAAAGCGTTGCTATCGTGTTCGAGAGGGACTGCAGCGCACCGCCCAGCGTGTCGCGTGCGGCGACAGCGGCGCCGCCGTAGGACTCTTCCAGCGCCTTAAGGACAATCGCCTGCGCCTCTCCGGCTCGTCCGGCGGCTTCGAGCGACTTCACCAACGCCTTCTCGGCGTCGGAGAACCGAAAGCCCTGACGCGTGAGGCTCGCCATCCCCTGGCTTGGCACATCGAGCGCGCGACCTACGGTCTCTGCGGCCTGAACCACGCTCATGCCCATGCGTGCCGCAGTGTCGATGGTGGCCTGCATGGCGCGCGGGATCTGATCGCCGGCAATGTTCGCGTAGGCGAGCAAGTGCGTCTGCGCCTGCGTGATCTCGTCCACGCTGAAGACGGATGATTTGGACAGCGCCTCGGCCATGAGGTTTAGCTGCTGCGCGGTAAGGCCCGCGGCGTTTCCGGTGGACTTCAAGACAGCTGCGAGCTGGGCCTGGGCGGCCTGCGCCGTATTCGTGTTGCGCACAAACGCACCCAGCGCCGCACCGATTGATAAACCGCCACCAACGCCGGCAAGTACGCCCAGATACCCAAGACCGCGACCGATGGACTGTAGCGACAAACCAACGCCAGACGCTGACGATCTCAGGCCCTCCAGGTCACGCTTGGCCGTCTGTGATGCCCGACTGACAGCCGATACGCCTGCGGCTCCGGCAGAGCCTGACGTCTTGAGCTTGTTGAGTGACTGCTCGACAGCTGGGCCGGATTTAGCCAGCCGATCAAGGTCTTCCTTTGCCTTGCGAGCCGAGGAAGAGTCAATCTCCATGCCAAAGGAAACGATATCGTCTGCCATGCCGTGTCCAATAAAAAGCCTCGCAGATGCGAGGCCCAGAAAAAAGAAAACCGCCCGAAGGCGGCCTTGTAATTACTACGGTATTCAGTCGCTGAAACAGTTGCTATCAGTCGCTACATCATAGGCGCCACAGCGCCAGAGCATTCTTCCATTCTGAAATACCGCCATCTCTGCGGCCATCTGCTCATCAGTCATTGGTAGTCGTGTCGCCGCCGGTGTGCCGGTCTTCCAAAAATGTGCTGCACATAGCCGCTTCCCGTCACAAAACCCACGTCCGACATTCTCAACGTAGCGCGAGTCGAGAATCCACGGCGCGGATATAGTAAAAAAGTAGTTCGTTCCTTGGCTGCCTATCATCTTCAGGTCTGTTTTTTCGGCCGAGGCCGCCGTAGAAAAAAGGCACACCACAATAGCAATCAGCAATCGAGGCATTTGAGACTCCTCCACATAGGAATTACGATGCTCACATATCGTAGCCCTCAATCCCGCATCGCTGCCAACGCCGCCGATTCCATCACGCGCACATCCTCTAAAAGCTCGTCATACTCCTCGCTGCTCATGCCCGCGCGATCGAGCTCATGAAAGACCGGGTTGTAATCCATCCCGTAAACGCCGCCCGGCCCTACCCGCCATTGAGTACTCAGGCGCAGGAAAAAATCAAGCGCTCGTACGTTTTCCGGCCACAGCGGAACGTCCGGGAAATCCTCTGTTGACACGCCAAGAGCAGCCGAAGCATCCATATCCCGGTTGGCGAAGAGCTCCGCTGCGACCGCCCTCAGTTTCCCCGCCTGGCTCCAACCAGCTCGCGCAAGTAGGTCGTAATGAACGCTGTTGCCGCTCCCGGATAGTTGGCAAGCAAAACCACCAGCGTATCGTCCGAATACGGCACTACATCGTCCTCCCAGCCAACCAGAATTTCGCGCACAGCATCCAGGTCGAACTTGTGGTCGGCCAGGTACTTGTCGCGATCCTCGGTCGTCTTGTGGCGAAACTCGCAGTCGATGTCAAATGCCTTGCCGTCTCCGGGCGGCTGGATGGTGACGGCCGCCCGGAAGGTCGGATTGGGTTGCAGAATGATTGCCATGCCTTACCTCACGCCTGGATTTTCTTGTACGCCTTGAAGCTCGGCGCGGCAAGCGTGAAGGCGGCGTTATTGACCATGATCTGGCCCTGGGTGAGCGACGGCTGGGCGTTAAAGCCGATATACACCGCGTAAACGATCTCGTTACCCGAGGGCATGAGCAGGCGCAACGGGCGCACTTCTGCCGTTTCGTCGGCCTTCACCATTTCGGTGTAATAGGTCGGCATGTCGTCGTCGTAGGCTACGTCAAACGTCACCGTTACCGGGTTCTTCACCGTGGGCTTCTGGCGCTGCAGGCGCTCGGCTAGGTACTGCCACTGTGCGAACTGTTGGTCGCCGCCCGAGTTCTGGACATTCATGACCTTGGCGATCTCGACCTGCGTGGTGATTTTCTGCACGGACAGCGTGGGCGTGGCGGGAAATACGTTCGTGTCGGTGCTGTCCACACCTTCGAGCTTGAAAGTATCGGTCTGACTGTCATCGACGCGAATCACCATGCCATCGATTTGCGCCCAACTCGAATGCACCATGACGTAGTCGCCGTCGTTCAAGCCGTGCGAGGTTGCCGTCACAACGGGCGGATTCGCGTTCGTCACGCCGGATGCGTCAATCGCAGAGCCAAGCGCTGTGCCAAGATACCAGCGCGAGCCGTCGGGGAAAAGTTCAGCAGCCATGTTGATGCTCCAACAAAAAAGCCGCACATGGCGGCAAAAATCCGGCGGTCGGCCGGCCAGGTAAATCAGTTGCTTAGTTCGTTGCCCGGTACTGACAGTCCATCGGTATGGTGTAAGTGTTTGCGCCTTGCAGGGCCGGCTTCTCGCGCATGGGCGATGCGATCATCACCGTCTTGCCGCGCCACGACAGCCGAGTGTGCGCCTTGAACTGCTCGCAGACATGATGAGCGATGTGTTCGGCTCGCTGCGGGCCCGCGCCCGCGGGGCAAACCACGTTGACTTGGAACAGGCCTTTGTATTCACGCAGGTCGCCGGCAAGCGTGTTATCCACCGTGTCCGCCGGCAGCAGAAAGCAGCGCAGATACGGCGCATCGGCGGGCGGCGTGAATGTGACGTTTTCGTAGGCCACGGCAATCGCGGGACGCCGGGCCTTGGCCCAGTCAGCGAGTTTTTTCTCGAATGCGGCGCGGATGATGGCCTTCACAATTCACCTCGAACGTAATCCCGGATGGCGTTGGGCAGATTCGCAATGGTGATGCGGATCATCCCGTTCGGCGCTTTGGTGTGCGACCAGCCCTCGTATTCGATGCGCCGTGCATACGGCTGAACCGTCGTGATGTAGAACTTCGGTCCCGCGTCCTGGCGGCTCACGGCAGCATAGATTCTGCTCAACGTGAACTGCCCGCCCTTATCCGTCGGATAATAATCGTTTCGTGGCGTATTTACGCCGAAACTCCAGGATCCGCGAAGGCGACCCGTGTCCACGGGGGTGCTCATGACCACGCCTTGCGCGGCTAGGATCATCACCTGGCGAACGGCCTGGTCAATGTTGCCTTTGGCTTTTTCGACGAGCCGCGTGAGATCTACCGAGCCCGTCATTTGCGCACCAGGGCCTCGTACAGCACCGGCGTCCCGGCCGGGGCCGTCACTTTTACAGCCGCCACGGCGTAGGACTCGCCGAACGCCGACACGTGCCAGCCAGGGGCGAAGGTTGTCGGCACGCCGTCGGGCGAAAGGATAAGCCAGCGATCGCCCGCAAGTATCAACGTTGCACCGTCAAACGCGAGTCCGGCATCGGACAGGCCGAAATCCAGCACAACGCCAACGCAGTTGTAATCCGTCGATGCGCCGTTGGTCGGACCCTGGCCTGGCGTATAACCGGACTCACCGGGCTTCGTGAGCGTGACAGGACCGCCAGCGTCAAGAATTGCGGCGTGCGCGCCTTCGGCGATTGAGGGATAGTTGATGGCCATGTCAATTTTTTTCCTGCGCGGTCACCACGTCGAATGGTCCTGTAATTTCCATGCTCTCAGGCCTAAGAGCCAACAGAATTTGATTCGTCTGACCCACGCCGACGCGAACACGAGCCGCAACCACGCCTTTCAACTCTGTGTCATCCACGAACACGCGCCCGAGCCCATGGGTTTCCATTTCTATCTTGATTGTCTGGCTCATGCTATTCCTTCCGCTCCGTATGGTCCGGATCAGGTCGCCACGTCATGCGGCGCGCCGGGATCGTGCGCTTGCCCAACGCAATGGCCTTGATGATGCGGTGCCGGCCGTCGGCAACACAGCCATTCCAGTCCAGCAGGATCGGCACAGAAAGATCGGCCTTCATGACCTTCTTCACGTGCCAGGCAAGCTTGAACATGTTGCTGTCCTGCCAGATCTCACCGGACAGATCGAGCGCTGCAACCGGACAGTCGAACACCGGCAAGTCTTTGGCGTCATCCAGCAACTTGGCTACGCTGTAGTGGTTGCCGCAGCCATCGTCGTAGTAATCCTGAAGCGGGGCGATTCGGGCGAATGCGAGTTTCGGGGGCTGTGCCATATCACCCGGTCACCGCGTGCAGCCACGGCCGGATCAGACCCCAAAGCCATGGCACGACCCAAAACAGAACGGCCATGATCGCGGCACCAACAACGCCGCAGACCACCATGAACGCCGTGATGGCACCACTGAGATCGCCCATTATCAAACCCTCTTCAGCATGAAAACACCCGAACGCGCATCAGCCCCGATCCCGGCCATGAGCGCATCGATAAGCGCAAAGCGCACCTGCCCGCCGTTTACCGGGTCTGCGTAGGTCGTCGAGAGGGGTCCCACGGTCTGCTGCATGACGGCGCGCGGATCCACGTCTGTAAAGAGTTTGTCGGTGCGCAGCGCAGCCTCGGTCGTTGCCGCAATCAGGTTCTTGTGCGGCGGATCGATGTATTGCTCTTGTGGTGCGTAGCGCAGGCGAATGTACTGCGTGGCCTGCCTGAGCGCCGCCTCCTTTGCGCCTTTGTCATCGGGCCAGCCCTTGCGCCCCATGTCGGCGATGTATGTGTCTGCCTGGTCGGTGGTGATGTAACTGTCGAACCCGTCGGCAGGTGCCACTATGAGCGTCATTTACGCCTCCAGTGTAGAGATCCAGCTGGCCGCCAGTGCATCAAAGCCGCCGATGTGCTTGTCGCAATCGTGCGCCAGGTCGTCGCACCAACAGGGACGGTCGGGCCAGGCCCAGGTGATCCTGTGCTCACCCATTGCCACTTTCTGGGGTGCATTTCGGTTGAGCAATCCGCCCAGCACACACAGCATAGGCACGTTGGAAGCCATGCAGGCGGCGGTCAGCCATCCCACACCGCCCACGGCGCAGGCGGCCTTCTGAGCAAGCGCCAGCATCTGCGTGATGCTCAATTCGCCTGCGTGAAACCTCACATCGGCGTAAGGCTCTGGGCCTACGATCCATTCGTTTCTGCCATCCACGTCGGCCACGGACACGACCGTGAAGCCCGCCTCGTGCAGTTGCTGCGCGGCCTGCGCGATGTATTCGGGCCGCGGCGCCCGTGCATAGTTCGTCCATTCGCGGCGAATCGTCACGGGTCGAATTAGTGCCACGCGGCTGCCGGCCACGGGCGATGGCCCAAAGTCCGGCAGATCGAACACGCCAGCATCTCGGCCCGAGTCGGCCGCCATCTGCTCGAAGATCGATGCGGTCTTGAGCATCGCGGGTTTGTAGGAACAGCCTTTTGTGACGAACACGGCGGGCCATTTGGCGTACTGCACACTGCGTCGCGCCCGGGCCTTCTGGACGCTGCGAAGGTTGCGCACAGGAGCTTGCAGACACTTTCGATCAGCGAAGACCTCGGGCCACGGCGACATGACGTAATCATCGGAACCTATGAAGCCGCGCTCGTAGATTGCGTCTCCTATGCCGCCCATCAGGTCAACGAAGACCGTCGGGGCTTTCGGCCTCGACGCTTTGGTGCGGCCTTCGCGGGCTCCAGCTCGGCCGGGCTGGATGCCGGAAAACCCACATTGGGCAGCAGATGTTCGATCAAGAATTCAACGCACGCGCCGTCTCGCATTTCTTCGCGCGTCCACTGCCCGTAGGCCAGACGATGGAAGTACGCCAGACGATCAGCCAGGGACGGCAGGGCCTCGCCAGACAGATCCGAATAGGTCGCCTGCCCGTCCGCTATTACAGGAACACCTGCGAGCAATGCTGCGTTGCCTGCGGTGCTGTTGACCGTCACCACAAGGCGCGCGCCAGCAAGCGATTCCTCGATGTACTTGTGCGTGTCGATGCGCGTGCCCTCTGGCAACTTGTAGCCGCGCAACGGGTGCGGACGAAACACCGCATTCGGATACTTGGCAAGCCATCCTGCTGTCCACGCTTGGCATTCGGCCCGCGTCATGCCGTGGGATTTATCGTCTGGCACCTGCCCGCAAATGAGCACATAGCCGTCTTTCGGCGGCGACTCGATGATCTCCAGATTCAGTGCATCGAACCTGTCAGGCGGACAGGCGAATGCAGGCGGCGCGTTCAGAGCATTCAGGCTCACCTGGTGGTAGCCGCCATCGTCTGCGGCCTGTTCGCGTGCGGCGCGGCGCAGGTAACCCAGCTCCACCACCAATACCGGGGTCCCACGTGCGCGATAGTCGCGCACGATCGGAGCGCAGTTCCACATGCCGAGCACCGCCACCAGGTCATAGGCAGCGGGCCGGTCATAGTATTCGGCATTCATCGTGTCAACACGATGGCCGGCGCGAACAAACCCGGCCCCCAGTGCTTCGAGGGTCGGGCTTGTTGCGCTGTGCGAGTAGATGCCTACGCGCATTACACGCTCGCGGAAGCGCCGCCACCAGCCAGCGTGATGATGGCTCCGGCCGTCGCCTTGGAACTGGTCGCGTACTGCGTCCAGTTGGTGGAGCTGCCCAGGTCAGCCGAGCCCGGGTTTTCCGGGTCAGATTGCTTCGTCCAGCTGTAGCCCAGCACGTCGATGTTGAACGCGCCCTCAGCCCGGTAACCCACGGCCAGGTTCTCCTGATCGTTGATGGGGTACGAGCGGATGCCAGGCGCTTGCGACTCGGTGATGGTCACGGCGCCCGCCTGCAGGCCGAAGATCCGGTTTGCCGGAATCTGGTCGGACACGAGCACGGGGCGACCCAGCGTGCCGGGGCTGCCGCCGTAGATGACGACGCCCGCCTCCTCGAACACTTTCTCGGTGATGGCGTTATCGACCATGTCGAAGTATTCGTTGGCATCCATCGCAAAGACCGCAATCCGGGTGAAGCGGTCGCCAAACTTGCGCAGCAGCTTGGTGAGCACCTTGTGCTTGTCGCTTGCCCAGCTCGCGGTATCGGTCATGCCGCCCTTGGTGATCGACCCAACAAGCGATGCGAATCCAAGCTTGATGTAGTAGGCGAGCACGGCATCAGCCATATCCTGGCCCACCAGGCGAAAGAACTCGTCGACGTTGCGCGCGCGCCGCTTGAACGCCTCTTCGGTGGACTGGTACGGACCGTACTTCCAGGGCGTTTTCACGCCGATCATTTCGTCCGAGCCGACCTTCTTGGTGTCGGGCTCTGCGGTGCTCGTCACATCGCGGTGCTCGATTTCGCCGCCAATCTTGTAGAAGGCGTCCTTCGTGAAGTCGCCCGCGACGACTTCGTTGCGCAGCACGATGGCGCCCGCCGATTGCGCGTTAAAGACCTGCAACACGTCCTGGATACGCTCCAGGTACGCAGTCTGCGCCAGCGTGTCGTAGACCTTCATGTCCGAAGGCAGGGTGGTGAGGATACTAGCCATGATGTAGCTCCGTTACTTGGGTAGGTTGAGATAGGCTGCTTGGCCGTGTTGTTGAATAAACGCAGCCATGTCCGCGGCGGACATCTCGCTACGTTTTTTTGCGGCCTCGCCGCCTTTGTCGCCGGTCTGCCCGGCCCCTACCGCCCTCGGCCATAGGTGTGGTGCTGTTTCCTTCAGAGACTCCGCCCATTCGAGCGGTGACAAGGGCGTCTTGCCATCCTTGCCCAGAACAACCTCATCGCCATTCATCGCCACGGGCTCGCCCGCGTCATTCAGCTTGAAGGTGCCTCGCGCCCGCAAGATGATGTCGTCGGCCGCCTCGGGCAGTGCCCCGGCCTTTGTTGCTGCTTCGCGAATCGAGTCTGATAGCACCCGATCACGAAACCGGCTGGCGAAGTCCTCGGCCTTGTCGGCGCGATCCTTTTGCGCCTTTAACTGCTTGGCCAGATCAGCGCGAAGCCGCTCAGTACGCTTGGCGAGCACGTCCTCGATCTTGCCCTCGGCAATGAGTCGTGTCTCTTCGTCTTCACTGGCTTTTTTCAACAGCCCCTTGACCGCTTCGATGTCCAGGCCGTCGAACTGTCCCTTGAGCGCATCGAGGTCTGCCTTCGTGGTCTTGAGGCTGCCAAGCAGTTCAGAGTTCTTGGACTTCAGACCCGCCACAGCCGCGTCGATCGCGTCCTTGCCCTTGGCAGAGAGCGCGTCCTT